CGGACAAGCTGACGCTCGCGCAGATGCCGGAAACCATCGCAAATATCCAGACCGGCACGGACACGAGCGACGCAACGGCAGAGGCGGGCGATCTGCGAAAGGGCAAGATCGCCTACGCCAAGGGGCAGAAGCTGATCGGCACGCTGGAGGAAAGCGGCGGCGGTTCCGGCGGCGGCGGTTCTGGCGGCGGTTCTGGCGGAGGCATCAACGAGGCCGACATTCCCGCCCCAAGCGCATACGCAAGCTATGTCGCAAAGGCAAAGACGCTGTACACGGGCGCGTATGCGGGGTATGTGATCTTTTCCGGTGGCGACGTGCTTGACGTGGTGTTCCTCATGAGCAACTTTGCCGTGACCGCCTACAACAGCGCGACGACGGAGATAACGATGCGCGACGCTTACTGCTGCCGGTCCACGCTCAAGACCGGCGTGTGGACAACACTCGACTACCGCACGGAGGCGGGCGGCGGGCGCTATGCGCTGAACATCCAATTTTCCACAAGGACGCTGCTTTTCGGCGGAACACAGGTCTACCCCGTCGTAATCGCACAGGGCACAGGCATTTACGGCGTCGAGTGGAGCGCGGGCGCAGGCAACAAGCTCAAGCGCATCGGCGACGCCGCCAATTTTGCCGATCCCGTCGCATACGTGGCGGGACAGAGCAATTACGGCTCGCCGTTCGACAATCTCCTGCCGTGGAGCGGGATGAAGGTCTTTGAACGCGCAGGCGGAAAGATGGTAGCGATCCCGCGCTTCTGGTATCGCATCGAAAATGGCGTGGACAGCAACGGCTACGGCATCCGCATCCAGATCGCGGACGCGCCGAAGGAGGGGTTTCACGTCTCGCCCGCGCACATGTACAGGGGCGACGGGTTCGGCGAGCGCGAAGTCGTATACATCGGGCGCTATCACTGCCGCGCGAGCGACTATAAGAGCTACGGCGGTGAAAGGCCGAAGGTAAATATCACCCGCTCCACGGCACGTCTTAACATCGCCGAGATCGCGCCGAATGTGTGGCAGAGCGACTATGCCATGATGTTCACGATCTGGCTTTTGTACATCGTGGAGTTTGCCAACTGGGATTCGCAGGCGGTCATTGGCTACGGCTGCGGCAACAGCGACGGCATTGAAACCATGGGCTACACGGACGCCATGCCGTATCACACCGGCACGATGGCGGCGAGCCGCACGACGTACGGCGCAACCACGCAGTACCGGAACATTGAAGGGTACTGGGATAACTGCTACGACTGGGTGGACGGCTGCCGCTACACCTCGAACGGGCTTTTGATCAACTTAAAGCCGAGTACTTTTTCCGACAACAGCGGCGGCGTGAGCGTCGGCATCCCCGCGCCAAGCGGATATCCGAAAAGCTACGTCTGCAAGGACGGGGCGGGCGCGTTCCCGGTCTTTCTGTCGAGCCAAAACGCGCCGCAGGGAGCGCCAAGTCTGCCGGATACCTGGGATTGGAACTCTGGCACTCCGTGCCTGTGCCGTGGCGGTGACTTCATCTGGTACCAAGGTTGCGGCATGTTTTGCATGGTCCACGGCCGCGAGTCCAACGTGAGCGCGAGCAAGGGCTGCCGCCTCCAAGAGCTCCCCTAAGAGGAGGACGTGACATGACGTTAGCGGTAATTACGCTGAACTTTTGCGACCTCGCCTGCACGCTTTGGGCGCTGCGCCGCGGCTGCGTGGAGCTAAACCCGCTGCTGCAAAGTGCGGCGGTAATGCTGTGGTACAAAGGCATGGTCGTGCCCGCGCTGGCGCTGTGGCTCGACAGGCGAGGGACGCGCGAGGCGCGGCGGGGCTTAACGCTGTGCGCGGTCGTGTACGGCTCGGTATGCGTGTGGCACGCAATCGGGCTGTTGGTTTTAACTGCACGATAGCAAGACGGAAAAACAGAAAGGAGATACAATGAACGCTTTACACATCAAAAACACGGTGTTGGCGGTGCTGGCTGCGACCGGCTCCGCCATCGCCCAGGCACTTGGAGGTTGGGACGTGGCGCTCAAAGTCTTGATCTGCTTTATGGCGTTGGATTACGCCACGGGTTGGCTGGTGGCAGCCATCTGGCACAAGTCCAGCAAAAGCAAAACCGGGGCGCTGGAATCCAATGCCAGCTATAAGGGCCTGGTTCGCAAGGGCGTTATGTTGTGTCTCGTGTGGATGGCGGCATTGCTGGACCAGGCCACCGGGAGCGACTTTGCCCGTGACGCAATTTGTATGTTTTTCATCGCAAACGAGGGCCTGTCGATTTTGGAGAATACGGCAGTGATGGGGGTCCCCTACCCTACCTTCATCAAGAATATGCTGGATGCCATCCGTCAGGCCAGCGATCAGGGGAAACAGAATACGGAGGCTCACATATGAGCACGAGAGCGGGCACTGTCCCGCTCTCCGATCTCCAATTTTTGAAGATCTATTTCAATAAGCGGCGTCTCCGCTCCACCACGGCCAACATGAAGAAGATGCTGGCGGAGGCGGGCGGGGACGCTATCTGCAATGGCTCCATTTTCCTGCGGAATCAGCAGCCCGCCTGCCACCTGAAGGCAGACGGCAAGGTCTACAAGGCCCCCAATTACCGGGCGTGGGCCATCAGTTGGAACACCCCGGCGGACTTCGGCGTGAAAACCGTGCCCAACGGGGACCGGAATTACATGGAGTGTGTCCACCTCATCATCGGCGGGAAGAAGATCAGCCCCGTTACCTGCGGGTCGGATATGCGCTACCGTGCCCCCCGGACGGCCATCGGCACCAAGAACGGGCGGTTCGCCTACTATGTGAGCAAGGACCGGCGGACACCGGAACAGCTCCGTGACCTGCTGGCGTCCTACGGCTGGGACAACGCCATTATGATGGACGGCGGCGGGTCTACCTGCTTCATGGATTCGACAGGCAAGGGCTTTACTGGGGACGGGCGGGTGATCCCGTTCTTCCTCGTGTGGAAAAAGAAACGCGGAGACGCGTGTGAGCCGGAAGGAGAGAAACCTATGGTAGAGATCAACGCCTATTCTAAGGCGAAGGACGGCGGCAAGAAGCTGTCCACCCATTTTAAAGTGAAAGAATTTGCCTGCAAGGACGGCTCCGATGCCGTGCTGGTAGCGCCCCGGCTGGTGATGGTACTGCAAAGCATCCGCAGCCATTTTGGCACGGCTGTGACCATCAACAGCGGGTATCGGACGCCGCAGTACAATACCAAGGTCGGCGGCGTGGCCCACAGCCAGCACTGCTATGGCACGGCGGCTGACATTGTGGTACGTGGCAAGACCCCGGCAGCGGTGGCGGCTTATGCCAGAGAACTCATGCCCGACTGGGGCGGCGTGGGCGTGTACGCCGGACAGGGCTTTACCCACATCGACGTGCGGGAGGCCCGGGCCGATTGGAACGGATAAGGAGGGCCAAGTATGGCAGGCTACTACGAGAAAGGAAAAGACTACTCTCTTGAGATCGTAAAGGCGCAGCAGCGAGGCGATAGCCAGGATAAAATTGACAAGCTGCGCCAAGAGCGGCAGAACAAGATCAATGATGTATACGGGGGCAAGGACCCGTATAAGGGCAAGAATGATATTATGGGTACCGGCGGGTCCAGCAATCGCGGCAGCAGCTCCTCCAGCAGCAACCGTGGAAACAGCGGTTCCTCCGGCGGTAGCTCTCAGGGCAGCTACAAGGGCGTGGAATACACCCGCGAGGACAACGGCGGTGGCGTTTACGGGATGCCCACCAGCAACTCCGAAGTGAAAAACTACAAGCAGGGCGGTGTAACTTATCAGGTGGGCGCAGATATGAGCCGCCGTCAGGATCTGGCGGGTAAGGCGCAGGTCTCCAACGGCTACACCGTGTTTTATGATGACAACGGCTATGCTTACAAGGCGGTGAAGGGGGCGGCGGACTACACCCCCCATCAGGATATCAACGCCGGGAATGACAGCTACAACAAGAGCGGTGCGTGGACGGACAACGAAATGCTGTCCGCACTGGACCGCTCCAAGATTCAGGATATCCGCAACCGGCTTCAGCGGGGCGAGATCACCGGCGATCAGGCGAACCAGGCAGCAAACGCCATCCGTGCTGGGTACGGCTACACCATTGACAAGAACGGCCTCGTCACGGACAGCGGTGCGCTGTCTGCCGTGAATGACCGCCGGAAGCAGCTGGGCCTTTCCACCAGCCCGGAGAGTGCAGAGCTGGACTATTACCGCTATCTCATGGGAACGGACGCCTCCCCCTCCGCACAGGCCAACGGCAAGGTACAGTCCTTCGGGGACTATCTGGCGGCGAACGGCGGCACGCAGGCCGGTACTCCGGCATACGGTCAGCAGCGGGTCACGGACATCAGCGCCGGGAATGTGCCGGTGCAGAAACCCGGCACCGTGCAGACCGGCATGAGTTTTGACATCGGGGACGGCAACGACTATCTGAAGGAGTTATACGCTAAGAAGGTGGCGGCAGAGCTGGCGGCGCTGAAATCCGCTTACGAGCAGAACACCGCCACACTGGACGCCAGCCGTGCGCAGATCGCACCGGTGTATGACATTGCCCGGAACAGCGCGGCCAACCAGAACGCATTGAGCCGGGGCGCGTTTCAGGAGATGGCAGTGGCAAACGGCCTGAACACCGGCACCACCGGGCAGGCGGCGCTGGCACAGGATGTTGTGCTCCAGCAGAACCTTTCCCAGATCGACCGGGAGCAGGCGGAAAAGACGGCGGCCATTGACCTCCAGCGGAGCCAGCTTGACACGGAGTACCGGAACGCCATTGCCAAGGCAGAGGCCACAGGAGACGCGGAGCTGGCAAACGCCCTGTATGAGGAATACGTCCGGCAACAGAATCTCTACGCCAAGTACGGCGGGCAGACCGGCGGCTCCGGCTCCGGTTCTTCCGGCAGCGCCGTGGTAAAGCCGACGCTGACCGCCAGTCAGGTGCAGTCTGCCCTGAAAAACGGCATTGTGACGGATGATGTGATCTCCGCCTTTGATTACTACTACGGGCAGGGGGCCTATGATTCCCTGTACGGCACCGGCAGGTTGACGGCGGGGACAACCGGCACTGCCAAAACCGGCAGCGGCAGCACCGGCAAAAAGAAGGGAAGCTACTCCAACGGCTCCCTAACCAATCAGCAGGTGAAGCAGCTCCAGAAATACTACGGCGTGTCTCAGGACGGCAAGTGGGGCACCAACTCCAAGAAGGCCGCAGGCGGCCTGACGGCTGACCAGGCATGGGCGAAGTATCAGGGCGGCAGCAGCGGTAGCAGCAAGTATGAAAACGTCGGCAACCTCGCTGCATGGGCATCCGGCCTGAACACGGACCTGAAGAACGGCAACACTGAAAAGGTGGGCCGGTGGCTGGATAACAACTGGTCTAAGCTGACGGCAGAGCAGCAGCGGCGAATCAACGCAGAAGTTTTGAAGCCTTACGGCATTGTTTACAAGGGGTGACAGTATGGGTAAGCTGGTGTATATCAAAACCGGGCAAGCTGTGACCGGCGGGCAGAGCGTTCCGACATCCGGGCGTGGTCTGATGCACTTAGACGGTACGCCGGTCGAGCGGAAGAGTGGGACCCAGCCCGCCAAGGTCAAGGAGACGAAGGCCGTTACGCCTTCTGTCTCCCCCCGGCCTATGGAAAACGCCAGCACCGGGAACAGCCGACCCAACAGCCGCCTGCTGGCAGACGTGCAGACCGGCGGCACCACGCCCCCCTCTCTGGATAACGGGCGCGTGGGGAAGGTGATCTCCGGTGCAGCGAAGTCCGTCGTCTCCGCCTATACAAATCTGGGCGGTGTGCTGGCAGAGGGGGCCGGGAAGCTGAATACCCGGATCGCCAACCAGAACGCCGGGGATTCCCTGCAAAGCGACCATGACGCGGTGAAGCGGTATGAGAAGATGCTCCGGGACGTGAAGTGGGCCAACGGCAAGTCCATGACGGCGGCGGACGTGAAGCAGGTGCAGAGCTACCTTGCGGCGGCAAAACGCCGCATCGCGGCCCACGAGGGCTACACAAAGGCGGTGGAGCGGTCCGACAAGGCGGTGGCAGACAAGGCGTATCAGAAGGCGGACCGCCTGTCCCAAAGCTCCGCTGCGGATGTGGCACAGGCAAAGAAAGGGCTGGGGCCGGTGGGCCAGTTCGCCGTGGATCTGGGCGTTCAGGGCGTACAGATGGCGGGGGACGTGGCGGCCAGCGCCGTGATCCCCGGAGCCGGTCTCGCTCTGATGACGGCCCGTTCCGCCGGAAGCAGCGCCCAACGGGCCAGACAGGCCGGGGCCACCTATGGCAAGCAGCTTGCCTACGGACTGGGAAGCGGCGCTCTGAGCCTTGCCACGGAGAAGATCAGCAACGTGGCAAGCCCCTTCAAGAAGGCGTTCGGCGGCGGCATTCTGGACAACGCCATCAACAGTGCGCTTTCCAAGCTGAACAACAGCACGGCGGGCCGTGTGGCCCTCTCCATGATCTCCGAGGGCGGCGAGGAATTTATCGAGGATATTTTCCAGCCCGTTTTGCAGCGGGCCACCTATGACCCCTCTGCCCGGTTCGATCTGAGTGATGCGCTGTATGATGCGGCGGTGGGCGCTGCTATGGGCGGTATCGGCGCAGGTGTTGACGTAATCCGGCAGCGGGGAAACGGTCAGGCGGACGCACAGCCCACGCAGGAGGTACGCCCGGAGGTGCGGGAGGGTACTTATACCCCCACCACCGCAAACACCGCAGAGGGTACGCAAAACGCCGCCCCCGGTGTGGAGACGGCGGGCAGGCTGACGAGCACGGACAATATGCTGCGGTATCGAAGCGATATTGACAAGGTTTTTTCGGGAGACTATCCAAGCGGCAAATTGCTGTCTGTTGGGGACACGCCGGAGCTTTTGACCCGTTACGGGGCAAACCCGCTTCCGATGACAATGACGCAAGATGCAGCTTATAAAATCGCATACCCGGAAGGGTATATGGGCGGCAAACATAATTTGGGTATGTCTGTTCTAAAGCAGCTCCCCTATCAAATCGAAAACCCCGTTGCGATTTTGAAGTCGAACACACAGCCAAGCAGCATTGTGCTGCTGACCGCGTGGAAAGACGGCGACAAGAGCATTATTGTCCCGCTGCATCTGGACAAGCAGGGAGCAATCAGTGTGGAAAATAGAATTGCCAGCGCTTACCAGACAGGCCACATGCAAAGCTATCTTGGAGAAGCGGACAGCAATGTACTCTACACAAAAAACAACGAGGACGTCCATCAGCTTCTTTCCAATGGGGTACAATTCCCCAAGGCGATGGCTGATGACATCCTCGCTAAGAACAATATATCACAGGCAGAAGCAAAAAGCAACCGGGATATTCTCTCTGAGGTTTTGTTTGGGAAGAAGCGGGCGGATATGGATGCCATGACGCCGGAGCAGCAAAACGCCATATATCAGGCCAATGAAGCCGGAACCGTTGGCATGGACGCCACCGGCAAGGTGTTTCAAATCGACCCGGAGCAGCACATCGACCGGCGGCGGATGGAGACGGTGGGCGGCAGAGACGTGAACGCTTTCCAGTTCGACCACCCGGAGCTGCACCGCTATTATCAGGAAGCGGCCAACGCCCTGATCGCGGATGCAGACCTCTCCCTCCAGCAGCCCATGAGCCGCCGTTACGAGCGGACCATGGAGGGTAACGCCGTCCAGCAGGCGGCGCAGACCTCGCCCCATCTGCGTCAGGCCATGGATGAAACTGGGCTTTCCCGTGACGCCATCATCGACGCAGCCCAGCGGATCATCACCGATCAGGGGCAGGAGAACGTGGCGGCAGCCAAGCGGGTGGAACTGATTCTGGACGATATGCTCTCTAACGGCTACACCACCATGACCGGCGAACAAGTGGGACCCAACAGCGGGTATCTCACCGCCAAGCAGAGCATTTTGGGCGCGGGCGAGCAGGCGCAGGGCCGCGGCTTAGAGGATGTGGATGCTTTCGATACGCCGGGTGACGCTGTGGCGGGTGCGGTGAACACGCCCTTTGATACCATGCAGGCCAAGAGTGATGAGTTTTACCCGGTGAATCCCAACAGCGCCCAGCGCATCCAGGCAAACCAGCGGCGGGCACCCTCTGAGGTCCCCGTTGTAAACCCTGACACCGGGCGGAATGTGGAGAAAACGGTCTCCACCATTCTGAACAGCCCCCTGACCTCCCCGGAAATGGCGACCGTGTATGAAAACGCCATTGCAGGCGGTGCGTTCGATTATGACGTAGTGACGGACCGGAGCGCCGTGCAGCAGGCGCAGGCCAAGATCGCGCGGGACGGCTGGCGCGAGGTGGCAAACAGCTTCATTGCCAAGGCGGAGCTGGGGCAGCGGATCACCAAGGCGGACACCGCCGAGGCCATCAGCGCCTACAACCTTGCCATTTCCGAAGGAGACCACAAGGCCGCCTTTGAGCTGGCAACGGCCATTGCGGACGCGGCCCATGATAGCGCACAGATGGTGCAGGCCATGAACCTGATGAACCGTCTGACGCCGGAGGGCCGTCTGCTGACGCTGCGGCGGCTGGTAGACCGAATGAATGACCGGGCGGCGCGGCAGAACCGGGCACCCCGGCAGAGCGCCGCCAACAGCGGAGACGTGGAAGGCGCACGGGTGGACTACATCGACAAGGTGACGGGCTTTACCCTCTCTGACGAGCTGGCAACCAACTACCTGATGGCAGAGACGGACGCGGAGCGGGCGGCGGCGTGGGACGCTATCACCACCTCCATTGCAGACCAGATCCCCAGCACGTTCCGGGAGAAGGCCAATTTCTGGCGGTACACTATGATGTTGACAAACCCCACCACCCACATCCGCAACATCATGGGCAATGCCATTCAGTTCGGCGCACGGAAAATCAAGGACGGCATCGGGACCGCAATCGAGCGGGCGGTCATCAAGGACCCCTCTCAGCGGACAAAGGCCGTGAATGTTGACAAGGATTTGAAAGCCTTTGCCAAGGGCCAGTATGAGACGGACCAGAACGCGGCTATGGGCAGCGGGAAGTATTCTGACGCAACGGCAGCAGGCATTGAGCGTGAGATCCAGAGCAAGCGGAAAATGTTCAAGGGGGAGGACGTTCTCTCCCGTGCCGTGCAGAGCATCGGAGACCTGAACAGCCGCGCCCTTGACTATGAGGATGTGATCTTCAACCGGAACGCCTATGTGGACAGCTTCGCCCAGGCGCTGCAAGCCAAGGGCGTGACGGCGGCAGAGGCCCACGCGGGCACCAGAGCCGCAGACGTGGAGGCGGCGCGGGCCTACGCCATTGAGGAAGCACAGCGGGCCACTTACCGCAACACCACAGCGCTTTCCGAGGCGCTGTCCAAGATGGGCCGGTATCAGGGGGACAACCAGGTATTGAGGGCCGCATCCTTCGCGGCAGACGCCTTTATCCCCTTCCGCAAGACCCCGGCCAACATCCTGACCACGGGCCTTGATTACAGCCCCATCGGACTGGGCAAAGGCATCAAAGAAGCCATGTTTGACGTGAAGTCCGGGAAATGCACGGCGGCGGATGCCGTGGATTCCATTGCATCCGGTCTTACCGGTACCGGTATTCTGGCGCTGGGCGCTTATCTGGCGGCGGAGGGACTGCTCCACGTCCGGGCCGGTGACGATGACAAGGAGGAAGCCTTTGAGAAGTCCATGGGCGGGCAGGATTATGCTATTCAGATCGGGGACAAGTCCTACACGCTGGACTGGGCGGTTCCTGCGGCAATGCCTCTGTTTGCGGGCGCTGCCATCATGGAATCCGTTCGGAAGGGCGGCGGCACCTTTGATGCACTGGTGGATTCTCTGCTGGGGATGCAGGACGTTGTGCTGGAAACCTCCATGCTGTCCTCCCTGAATGATTTGGTTTCCAATATCAGCTATGCCAAGAGCAAGCCTATGTACCTCATTGACCGGGCGGCCAGCAGCTACGCCGGACAGTATATCCCCACCATCGGAAGCAAGGTTGCGTCCGTATTTGATGATACGGTGCGCAAAAGCTATGTGGAGAAGGGTTCCGGGCAGGTAGCCTCTGACGTGAATTATTTCTTGCAGGGGGCGGCGAAGAAGGTCCCCGGCGCACGGAATCAGCTTCAACCCATGGTGGATATGTGGGGCAACGAGGTCTCTAATGGCTCTGCGCCGGAGCGGGTATTCCAGTCCTTCCTCTCCCCCGGCTTCCTGAAGCCGCAGGACAACAGCCCCGCCACGCAGGAGATCCGGCGGTTGGCGAAGGCCACCGGAGACAGCACCGTTTATCCGGCGGCGGCGGAGAAGTCCTATACGGTGAAGGGCGAGACCCGGACCATGACCGGCGAGGAATACACCCGGTACGCCAAGGCCATGGGCCAGACGCGGAGGAAGCTGGTGGAGGCGGCAGTGAAGCTGCCTGCCTACAAGTCCATGAGCAATGCGGAAAAGGCGGATTACATCCAGAACGTGTATAAATATGCGCGTGAGACGGCCCGTCAGCAGGTGGACCCCAAGTATGAGCCCAGCGCCAAGTGGATTGAGAACGCCAAAACGTCCAAACGGGACATCGGCGTGTCCACCGGGGAATTTCTGGCCCTGTACCAACAGTACGGCAGCGAGAAAATGAGCGGGAAAGCCTACGAGAAGGTAAAGCAGGCGCATGATGCCGGACTTTCCCCCAAGGAGTATTTCTCCATGAAGGACAGGGCCGACGCGGACGGAAACGGCAGGGTCAGCAAGGCGGAAGCCAGCGCCGCCCTTGCCGGGCAGGAAAACCGGGCGGACCTGTGGGACATTATCTGCACCACCAACGCCAAGAACCCCTACAAATGAGAAAACACCCTCGCCAAACGGCGGGGGTGTTTCTTTTGGTTTCTACATCATGGACAGGAGCGTTTTCACATGGGCGGCGCGGTCCATCATCCGTTCATGCTCCCAGTCCCAGACGGCCTGCATGGCCTCCGTGGGATGGAGACCGGCGTCCTTCGCCTTTTCGATGTGGCGGAGGGCCATTTCGTGGAGCTTATTGGCGTGGCCCAGCTCCTGACGGCTGAGATCGGCGTAGGTGCTGGCGTCCTCCGGGCTGTCCTCGGTGTGCTTGACAGCCTCGCGGGCGTACTTCTCGGCATCGTCCAGTTCCTCCCGGATCTCTTCGGCCAAGTGTCTGATCTCGTGCATAAGAGCCTCCTAACTCTGCTTGATAAGGGTGTAGAGCTTATCCACATCCGTTTCATTCAGCGTGACATTCCCGATCAGGGGGATATTGGTGGTGACGGGACCTTTGGCGGCTTCGGTTTTCAGGCAGGTGTAGATCTTGTCAATATCTACGTTTCCCGCCTCGTCAAAGACGCCGAGGACCTTTACTGCTGGGTGCTCCCGGAGGGTGGAAAGGCTGGTGTCCAGATTGCTCAGGGCCATAGCAGCCCCGGCACCCACCGCCCATTTCTGCCAGCCAGTGAGCTTGCCGGTAAATTCCTCATCCACATAGCGGGCAGCGCCCTGCTTGATCTGTTCCAATGTTACCATAGATTCCTCCAATGACGGGAGAGAGGGGCGCTATGCCCCTCTCTTCTTCCCTCTTCGCCTCTTAGCAGCCGCAGCCGCAGGTGGAGACGGGGAGGGGGTTATAGGTGGACTGGGGCGTGGTGCCGGTGCCGGTGGTGATGTCCGCGACCATTTTGGGATAAAAGGTGGCGTTGGTGTAGGTGACAATGGTGTTGTCAGCGCACTTCCGCTCGTCCCGCTCCCGGGAAATGGCCCCGCACAGTTCGTTCTTGCAGCAGTCCACGCGCTCCTGCAACAGCTGGAAACTGTCCTTGGTGGCCTGATTGTTGACCGCCTGAGAAGCCAGCACACCCTGCACCTCGCCCAGCTTGCCGTCGATGTACTTGTACATCTCCAGCATCTTCTGGTCCTGGTAGGTGTTGGCATCCCGCAGGGCAATGTCGCTGCGGAGTTTGGCGTTCTCCTGCACCATGGACAGCTCGTAGCGGTTGACCGTGTGGTTCTCGCTGCATCCGGCCTCCGCCGCCATACCAGCGGCAAAGGGGATGACGCGATTGCCCAGCAGCATCCCGCCGAGACCGCCCAAAGAGTTCAGGACGCCCAAAGACAGACCGGCAATGCCGGTGCCGAGAGCGGTGCCTGCGACGCCCTTGCTTGCAAATTCAGCCATAGAGAGATTCCTCCTTCTCTAAAAATACACCCCCTGTTTCCGCGCGCAAAACAAGCGGTGCTCTATGGTTACCGTACCACAGGGCACCGCTTGTCATGGCTTATGGATGTTTTTTGTTTGGGCGGGAGATGCCTGCTTTATCCCGGATGGAGTGTAGACAGGCGTTTACGGAGGAACGGGATAGGTACAGCTCTGCCGCCGCATCCTCAATCGCCCAGCCACGGCGGCAGACCAGATTGAACACGCGCCGCTCCCGGTCGGTAAGGTAGCGGCACTGCTCCATTTTTTGGAGCTGCTGGACGGTGTATCGGTATTTCATATCGGGCCTCCTTTATGAAGTGCCCCTCCCCTTTGACCTACCGATGCAGGGGGTCAGGACCCCTGCGCGTCTATCATGGCTAACAGCTTTTCCAGATCGTAAAAATTCCGGGGGTTCAGCCCGGTTTCCCTCTGAATGAGCCGAAAGCGGTAGCGGATGGAGTTATAGTGCAGGTAAACCGCGCCGCCGGTCTCCCTCACGTTCATGTTGTGCGCTGCATAGGCTTTCAGCAGTTTTTTGTCCCGATCCTCCATAGCTTACCTCCTTTTGTTGCGCTGGGCGGCTGGCGGTTAGCCGTCCGCACTGGGTTTTCGCTTGCCGTAGGAGCAGAAGTCATCGTCCTCTACTGACACAGCAAACTCGCTCAATTCGTACCAATAGCCTTCACAGGTACGTCCGGTTTCATCTTTGCAACTGTACTTACAGTCTTTGCACCGCGTCACGACCACGGCATCCACGGTGGGGGCGTCACTTACTTCCCGCAACACTTTGGCAGCCAGCAAGTACGGAATTTCCTGTGGTGTCTCCGAGAACACATCTTTGCTGTAAACAGTGCCGTGATAGCGCCTTGTGTTCTCGATTGCCCTCGCACCGGCGTTCATGGCAAGCATGAGTTCTTCCGTGCGCTCAATGTATTCAGCCATTGTAGCCATCCAGTTTCAGCTCTTGCACAGTCTGGTGGATACGCTTCGCGCAGGCAGGGCATATTTCCCTCACATCCACTATGTTCGGGTCGCTTGCGTAGTTGAGGTCTGTGTTGTTATCCACGCTGACCCTATAAGTATCCTGAATCTTGTATATTTCTTTTCCGCAAAGATCACAAAAACGCTTCGTCATGTTCTTTCCTCCCTCCTGTTCCATGCTTCGATTGCTTTTGCTTCCAGAGTTTTGTCCGTCGTAGCCCAGTCGGGAAGCTGAGCGCAGCGTGTCCACGGGTCATTCATAACGCGACCACCAGTAGCGCCTCCACGCGCGTGGCAGGTGTTGCATCGGACAGAGTAGGTGTGCATTTCTACTCGCATATCAAGCCCATTCCACCCCGCAAGACGAGACTTTCGTTCGACCTTGAGTTTTGTGCCTCCGCAGAACGGGCACGGTTTTAAGTCATTCATCCTTCTTCGCCTCCAATGCTCTCATATCCGCCTCTGTCAATGTACGGTTGCTTGCAATATATGTCACAGCCTCACTTCTGTTTTGACAGGCTACACACTCGCACCTATTGCAACTACTTGACGTGTTTTCTCGAAAAGGGCATGAATAATTAAAGCAATCCACTATTTCATCGCCTCCACATAGCACCAGTTCTGGGGCGGGCGCTTAATGTCACCGCTAAATTTTTTGCAGTCTTTGCATTCCCATGTGTATACGCCTTTTCCCTCCAGCAGACGCCGCTTTCCAAAATGTCCCGCAGGAGGATCCCACGATCCGCCGGCTGCTCCACTGCCACTTGGCTGTATGTGCCGTCCGGGTTTCGTTTGCCCACCCAGTAGAGCCGCTGGCGGTTTTGTGCGCTTACCAGCGCGGAATTGATAAGCACGGGTTCCACGCCCAGCTCCTTGCTAATTTGTGCCTTGATGGCCGGTGCCATGCTTTTGTTATTTTCGTACAGGAAAAAATCCGGCTGGTACTTATCCCGTGCGATACGGTAATTCAAGAACAGTTCCCAGCCGATGCCGCTGGCCTCTGTCTCGCGGTTCTTCGTCTGTGCGATGCTCCAATGTGTGCAGGGACTTCCTCCGATCAATAGTTTCATATGTCCTCCACCTCCGCGAGCCAGAACGCCTTTTTGCACTCAATGCAAGGTTGTGCATTGCAGTTAATGCCTGTATCTGAGAACACATTCATCGGGCAAACATTGAGGCACCCGTGTGCCAAAATTCGTGCGTCGGGGTAATGCTTCAAGAACTCGCTCTGCCTGGTTTTGACGGGGTGCTCGGCGGCCCACTTTTCGACGATGGCAACGGCCTCCTCCGGGTGGGTTCTTTGCCAGACAGGGCAGGTTTCAATCCCGCTACGTACTTTCCTAAACTCGCATTTGAGGCACTCACAGTGGCACATTCTGTCCAATGTTTTCAAATACTCCACAGCGTCCATTACTTTTCCTCCTCAATGGTGACCTCCACGCGGGAGGCTCCGGTTGTCTGATACTTCCGCACCGTCAGCAGTGCGATTGCGCTGTCATCGTTGTAGGCGTGGCCGTTCAGCGCGTCCAGAATTGCCTTCGCCACGTTGTCAGCGTCAGGGCGCTTGATGTGTGGCGTTCCGTCCATCGCAGCGGCCTTTTTCTTTGACGTGCTCTTGGGTACCGTGAAGAACGCCGTGACGGCGGCCGACAGTGGGATACCCGCCGCAAAGCCCTTGCCGCTCTGGCACTGCCAGCACTGCACCACCTTGTCCTCGTAGTCCTGCGTTTTCTGCGGGGTATGTGCATGGCCGTCCTTCGTGAACCGGGGACGGCCCTTGCCCACCGGAATACCGGGGACCGTGAATGTAACCTTCATCGCTTTTCTTCCTTTCCGTCAACAATGATCTGCACCACCCGGACACGGCCCAGAGGCTCCAGCAGCATGGCCACCGCCTCCTTGGTGCCCTGCGTGTCCCCGCCGTCGTAAATGTCGATCACAAGCCGCATCATCGTGTGTCCCTCCTGAATTTTGGGCAGTAGTGGATCACGAACGAGGATGCTACCCGTGTACCGCCCTTGCCCTTTCCGCCCACTTTCAGCACCCGGCTTGTGGGGGTTGCGTCCCAGCCGGGGACCGGCTCCAGATGGTCGGACCACTCGCAGCCGCCGCAGGCGGATGCGCAGTCCCAACAAAGCTGCTGCTGATATGCGGCTGCTGCGCTGCCCTTGGGGGCTTTCTTCTGCTTCTTCTCCCGTGGGGGATAGCGGCGGATCAGCTCGTCCAGCCGAAAATTACTTGCCATTAAACACCTCGCATATCTGCCAGAGCGCACCAGGCGGCATAGGTCATCCCCTGTTTCTTCGCTTCTGAGGGGGTAGGGATACCGGCATCGTGCCAGCGCTCGTGCTGTTCGCCTGCCTTGGCGTAGAATTTTTCCAGATAGGCGTCGGACGGCTCCGGCATGGGGGCCTCCTTCGCCTTTGAGGTTTCCGGTTTGGGCAGGTAAGGGACCAGTTCGGATGCGTCCGGCGGGAACCGGTTTTCCCGCGCCCGGAGGATCACCGCCTGTTTCGCGTCCTCATAAGCCCACGGTTCCAATACCAGCGTCCACGCCTCCAGATCTGCGGGGGTGCGGGGCTGCTGCTTGGAGCTGGGGTAAAGTGTCTCAATCAGGTTAAACAACCGCTGGGTGTCCTGCTTCTCCATGTTCTTCTCCTGTAAGACTTCCGTAGTAGTCTCTAATTAGCTTCTAATTCCTGTATTAGCCTCTAATTCTTTTCCCCCTGCCAATAGAGAGATAAATATATATAATCTTTTCTTCTTAGGGGGGTGTGGGGGGCGTTCTTCTTTTTCTCTGCGGCTGCTGTGTGCGTCGGTGATCGTGCTGCGGCTTGCTTGCATCCGCCCGTCATCACTCTTTAGACACACACGGCAACGTTGTTAAAAGGGAAGTTCCCCGTCATCCTGAATTTCTGCAAAGCCTCCGCTGCTGTTCATGGGTGGGGCGGCGGTGGTGCGGGCGTCGATGCGCTGAGCGCCTACGGAAGCCCACTCCGCGATGAAGTCGATATAGGTCTTGCCCTCGTAGTCACGGGATTCCACGCGGCCCACAGCGATGATAGGATCGCCCTTGGAGGCGCTGGCGATCGCACGGCCCATGGAGCCGAAGCCCTTGACGGTCATCCAGACGGTAGTCCCGTCAGGCTTGTTATAGGCCGCCACGGAGACGGAGCCGATGGCGGTGCCGTTTTTGGAGGTGAAGATCTGGGCGTCCTTGGCGCAGCGGCCACAGATCAGGCCGGTTTTCTGCGGGACGCCCTCCCGGTTGCAGTCCGGTAAGCCGTTAATGAACATCAGGCATTCTCCTTCGGCTCCAGAGCGTCCAGCAGGGCGTCAAAGTCCTTGCTGAGGACCTTGCTGGCGCTGTCATAGCCGTGGGCCTTCAAGAGGGCTTTCGCCTCCTGCTTTGTCAGGCCGTGGCGGGAACAGGCAGAATAGAAGAATTTGACCTGCGCGGCGGTAATGGGGGCGTTGGGGTCCTTGTTGGTCATGTAGGCGCTGCCGTCCTCGGTGTCGCTCTCAATGTCCTGGGTGAACATATCGGAGACGCAGCCGAGGGAAAGGGCAGCGGAGACCAGGGCGCGTTTCTGAGCCATCTTGACCGCACTGTTGGCACCGTCATAGGGGGACTGGGACCCGGTGCGGCCCTCCCGGGTGTTGCCGGAGCCGTAGGCGGAGGTGATGGTGAATTCTTTACCGTCATAGATCTTGATGAGGTCGCAGCGGACGAGGAAATAGAAAAATCCGTGCTCGATGTCCTCCAGCTTGCTTTCCAGCGTGTAGCGCTGGCAGAGGCCGTAAGCCACGGCCACCTTTTCCGCGCCGGATTTGAAGAGGGTGGGGTTTTTCGTCATGGCGTCGCCGTTCTTCTTGCGGATCATGCCGAAGTCGATGCCGCGTTTCAGGACGGCGGGCGCTCCGTCTGGGGCGCAGATGGTGTAATTCCCGGAGCGGGGGACGGGGGCCACCGTCAGGGCGGCGGCGTTGTATTGGTACAGGGCGAGTTCATTCATGTGCGTTTCTTCCTTTCTGTGGCTTTATGGAGGGTGCGGCAGGCGTTTACCAAATTTGAATTTGGTTCTACATGGCGAAGCTCATAAGTGCCGTCCTTAGAGAGTTTCAAGGCATAGAGCGATTGAATTTTCCCGTAACCGCAGCGCGGGTCCCACGAGAAAAGCATCTTGTAGGCGGTGAGTTGGGCGGAGAGGGCGGCGTCATGGAGCTGGCCGGTCTTAATGTCCAGAATCGCGGGGGCATTATGGATGATGCCAAAGCGATCCATCGTTCCGGCCATTTTCATATTCCGGTCCGCTATGGGACATTCAATCAGATTCCATTCCGGTTTCCAGTCTTTGAGAAACCGGCGGTAGGCTTTCAGGTATCCGGCGATCTCCGGCGTTTCCTCCGGCTCCTCGCCGTAGTCAATGAGGGCGCAGGCTTCGTGAACGGCGGTTCCACGGCAGGCGGCAGCCTCCGCCAGCCATGGCCGGTCTAACTTGTAGTCATAAGCACAAAAGCGGGTGATCTCGGTCACACTGGGCAGCTGGATGCCATCAAGGGTGTAAATGTGGGTGGCCTCGTCAAATATCAGCATTGGGACCCTCCGTATACAGGACCGGGATGCCGAGGGCATCGGCAAACAGGTCCATGTTTTTATCCAGCTCGTTCAGTAGGTAATCTTTAAAGCAGGGCGGGCAGCACAGTTCCCCGTTGGGCAGGACAAACACGCGGTCGCAATCGTCCTCCGCATTGGGGTTCAGGGGATGCTTGCAGAAGTGGCAGATGGGATAGTTTTTTCTGGTCATAGTTGGGTCTCCCTCCAGACACGGACCGCATGGGCAATGTCCGTATATTTTTTCGTGCGGTAGCCGCAGGAATCGCAGAGGACGAAAAACAGGTCCTCTTTTCCGGGGGCTACCATCCGTTTACCGCCGTACATGTGGCACCGGGGGCAGGGCGGTAATTCTGCCATCCGGCCACGGTGTCTGCGCATCAGACCACGCCCAGCATGTGGGCCAGCACCATGAGCAGGAAGCCGAGGAAACAGCCGAAGGAGATCCAGGCGGAGAAGTCGGCCCGGTCCCAGCGGCGCTCCTCCCGTGTGCGGTTAGCGCGTTTCATGGCGGTTCCCCCTCTCGATAAGATCTACGATCCGCAGGGTCCACGCGGCGGCGGTGGCCGCGCCGATCAGCACGAAAATGAACGTTGTAATATCCATAATTAAGCCTCCCCGAAGTGATAGCACTGGCGCAGGCCGCCGTCGAAGGTGACCAGAAACCAGCGGTGCGGAATGTTGATGTAGGTAATGGTGCCGGTGCGGGTTGGGTGCTCAGCGTCGCCCAGACAAAGGCGGCAACTGCACCGGGCACCAAGCTCCGGTGGCGCTGGCGGCTTTGGGGCTGGCTTAAAGCCGCAGAGGTTGAGCTTACTCATTTTCTGGCACCTCCGCAAAGCTGGCGGGCAAAGGTGGCAGCGGAGATATGGCCGCTGGCGTCCATGGGATAGCGCTTTCTGACGGTGCGGGGATCCCGGATGCCGGTGAACGCCTTGACGTCCTTGATGTTCAAAAGATTTCGCCCGCCGGTAAAGGCGAGGATCTGTTCCAGATTGTCATAGTAAAAATCGTTGACCATAGGGGCCTCCTTTTCGGTTTTGTCGTGATTGCGATTGCAAGTTTTTGTGAATTGGTGTATGTTTGGGGGTAGGGGGGGGGATATGCGGTGCAGAGGGAGTTTGAAGAATACGCCAAAGAGTTGGCGGACGCTTCACGGAAACAGCAGCAGGCCAAGGAAGTGGCCGAGAAGAAAGCCGAAGAAAAGCGTGTAAAGCGTGCGGACCTTCTTTTCGAGCTTTTCAAGGCGCTGGCTGTCGCAGGGGTCACGCTCCTTGTGGAGCATATCGGGGATATTTGGGCGTTCTTGCATAAATAACACCTCGCGTTAGGGAATGGGGGCGGAACATGCAAAGAGAGTTTGAAGAATACGCAAAGAAGTTAGCGGCGGATCAAGCCGCCAAGGAACGCGCTAAACAGGATGCCGAGAAGGAACGTGAGCGCCGATTTCAGAAGAAGATTGCGATAGCACAGGTGCTTGTACCGCTTATAACGTTCATCCTGGGTATCGTGGTAGATCGCTTTCCCGGCCTTATCGAGCCCTTTTGGCGGTGGGTCAAAGAACTTATCAAGTAAGCGGTAGAAAAAAGGCATAAATAACACCTCAGGGGGGGATTGAAATGAAGAAAATTAAAAAATTGCTGGCTGGGCTTGCTGCGTTGCTTGTTTTGACAGGGTGCAGCTCTCTCAATGCGGAACGGGTCGATTGCTACGAATGCGGAGATTCTGTGACCAGGTGGATCGACTTAGCGAGCGGTGAACATGTGTGCGCCACCTGCTTTGAAAAGCGAGGGTATCAAATTTGCTTGGATTGCAAACGCGGATATGATCCGGATGATGGCGGCGCTGATGGGTATTGCGAAGGCTGCGCAGAAAAGGATACGCAATACTGCGTTCAGTGCGAGGAACGAAAAAGCATTGAGAATCTTGTCGAATTGGATGATAGCTCGTATATATGCGTTAAATGCCTATACAGCCAGGCCAATTCTTACGATGATTACAATGACGGGTATAATGATGGATACGATGATGGGCAGAAGGCCGGATACAATTCCGGGTATTCAAAGGGCTTATCGGAAGGGAAGGCGTCAGCTAAGTCGGCAGCATCCACGGCCAGCAGTTCAAGCAGTTCGTCCAATGGGATAAGCACCCCGGAAATCTCGGAGCCGCAGTCTGTGACGGTGTACATCACCAATACAGGCAGCAAGTACCACCGGAGCGGGTGCCAGTATTTGCGCAAGAGCTGTATCCCCATCTCACTGGACAACGCCAAAAGCCGGGGGTATACGGCTTGCTCTAAGTGCTGATAATTCACCTTTTCAAGATAATTTCAGGAGAAAAAAATTTGCTCCGTCTGTTCCTGATCCAGACCCAAAACGCGCTTGATCGCGCGGACTTCGCCAAGAGAAAACTCAGCACCGCCAGTTTCGTTTAACTTAGCGTTGAATCTGGACAGGCTCAGGCCAACTTGAGGGGCAAGGTCGGCTTGTGTCATGGCCTTTTCGCGGAGGCGTCCCTTCAACATATTTGCGTTCATTTTTGTCACCTCAATTCATCTTTTCAAGATAATTTCATTATACTCATTTATTTCATCTTGTCAAGATATTTTTATTGACTTTTTAAAAAAATATGGTATTATTAAGATAACAAACGGAAAGGATAAGAAGCGATGACAATAGGGGACAAGATCCGGCTGCACCGGAAAGCCCTCGGCTTGACACAAACGGAATTAGGCGAAAAGCTGGGGGTAAAAACCAATGCTGTAAGCAAATGGGAGTGCGGCCGGGTCGACGATATACCAACATCTAAAATAAAAGCAATGGCAAAGCTGTTTGACGTGCAGCCTTCATATTTGATAGACGAGAAACAGCCCGCCCCCATGAATGAGGACGAGCTGAACGCAGAAGATAAAAGACTGCTCACAATGATCCACAATCTGACGCCGGAGAACCGGGAACGGATCGTTGCGATAATAGAAGCTCTTGCAGGGCTTGAATAGCAAGCGCCTGCTTTTCCGGGGACAGGGAACGCAATGCCAACAGGATCTCAAGGTCTGTCATGGGATGCTCCTTTCTATTTGAAACCCCGGCCCGCCGAAGCGGGACCGGGGAAAGGGGAGTGGGCCTATGAGAACGATAGACCCATTTAGCAAGAAAGTCCAATTCAAAGGGCGGATTTCTCTTGCAAAAAACTTGCAAGGAGGGGAAACGGTGAATTTTTCTGAAAAAGCACGGGCAATGCGCATGAAAAGCCCGCTGACCCTGCGGGAAATCGGCGAACAATGCAATGCATCGGAAAGCATGGTATCACGCTACATTTCCGGCGCGGCGAAACCGCCGGACGATGTGGCCGAAAAGATTCTGGAGGTGCTGCGGAACAGCGAGCAAGCCGACGACCGGGGCATTTACGCCGCGCATATCGACGATCTGCGGCGGCTGATCCGCCAGCAGCAGAGGGAGAAGTGGGTATTGTTCGGGATTCTCACGTTCCTTTTGATTTTTCTGCTGCTGCTCTATCTGGACGCTACTCACGAGGGCTGGGGCGTCATTCAACACATAGAATAAAAGCCGCCTGAGTGCTGGAACACTCAGACGGCAAACCCACCAATCGCAATCACGACAAAGCCAAAGGAGGATCACTTAGCAGTATAGCACGATCCCCCTGGCGATGCAACAGGAGGAAAGGAAAAAATGGCGAAGAAAAGTAAATATGGCGTCCGCAAGGACGGCCTGCACGAGGCGATCCGCACCATCAACGGCAAGCGGGTAGCCTTTCGCGGCAAGACAGATCGAGAGGTAGACCGCAAGATCTTAGAGTACAAGCTGGAGGCGGAGAAGGGCCGGAATTTCCCGGTGATCGCGGACGAGTGGGAGCGGGAACACGAGAGCGATATCTCCGAATCATCCCGGCGGGTATACAGCTACGCTGTGAAGCGCCTCAAAGAGGCGTTTCCGGGGCGGGCGTCAGAGATCGAGCCGGTAGACGTGCGGAACTACATCAAGCGTTTTGAAGCCCAAGGGCGAAGCGCAAACAGCGTCGGCATTGAGCTGGCCGTCTGCCGGATGATCTTCACCCATGCCGTCATCAAGGGCGATATTCGGATCAGTCCGGCGGCGGAGATCAAGAAGAGCCGGGGCCTGCCCTGCAAAAAGCGGGAGGCGCTGACGGAAGAGCAAGAGGAGGCCGTCCGGGCGGCGGGCGAGGCTAAGACGGCACGCTGGTGGCTGTTCGGATATCTGCTACTTTACACCGGATGCCGCCGTGGTGAGGCGCTGGCGCTGACGTATCGGGACATCGACCGCAAAGCCGGTGTGATCCACATCGACAAAAAGGTCAACTACGCAACCACCAAGCCGGTTTTGGAAAATCACCTGAAGTCGGATAACGGCCTGCGGGATATTCCCCTGCTGCCACCTCTGGCGGAGGCGCTTCCGAAAAACCGGATCGGGCTGCTGTTCCCCGGTGGCGATGGGGGCTATATGACGCCCTACGAGATCACGCGGGAGTGGCGGCACTACTGCCGGGACGTGGGCCTGAATCAGATCCAGCAGGGCGAAAACGGCGAGACGGTGGAGACGTTCCCCATCACGCCGCACTGCTTCCGGCACAGCTTTGCGACGATCTGTTACGAGGCGGGGCTGGACCCCAGACAGGCGGCTGGCCTGCTGGGCGATACGCCGGAAGTGGTGGAGGCGGTTTACACCCACCTAAGACAGGACCGGAGGCAGACGGCAGCCGAAAAGCTGACGGCGTATTTCGACGAGAAACCCGTCTCGCAACTGTGAAGTTACTGTGAAGTTTTTATTCATTTTTTCTACATCAGGTTACATCAAAACGCAATTCTAAAAAACGCCGGAAGCGTTGAAACTGCGTTGTTTGATGGACTTTTGTGCAAACTGGTGTAATGTGGTGCAGAGGGTGAATAAATAACCGTCTGTTAACACTTTATTAGGATTTCATGGGGATTTTTGGCTATACTGTGAAGGTACTGTGAAGCATGGCAAAAGCGGCATAAAAAATCAGCGGCTCGGATGGCTCCGGGCCGCTGTTCTTTTTCAGTTAAAGCTCGATCTCTTCCGCACCACCGTTGCGGCGGTTGACAGCATCGACGATCCACACATAGCAGGCAGCCGGGTCCGGTTCTCCGCCCTCCCATCCGTCAGCAATCGGATCACCACCAGCGCGGAGTGCGTCCAGCGTTTCACAAATCAACGCCCGGTCTTGGTCCGCCAGATAATAAACACAGGCCCCGGAATCATCCAGCACCGCCAGGTGCAGGCAGCCCGCATTATCTTCAAAGCACTTGTAAGTATATTTCATGATCCTTCGTCCTTTCTCCGGCGGGGGCCGGTCTGTAAGTTGATGGTAACATGGGCTGCGTTGATTGTCAACGCTCCCAACTGCGCTTCTCGGTGTCCTGCATGGTCTCAATGCCGGGGCGCTGGTGCTTCAGCTCCGCAAACCGGGCAAAGGCTTTCCGGCGCTCCGTGCCGAAATATTTCTCGTCCAAAACGCGCTCCGTGGTGCCGTCCTCATAAGTGCGGACAATCCGCACAAAGTAGATCACCGGCTTGCCCCTGTAACCGGGGTCACGGGTCAGCTCCAGCCGGTCACGGTAGGCGGCAGTGGCAAGGGCGGCGTATCGCTCCGCCAGGGCTGCGCGGTACTCGGTCAGCTGGCCGATCAGCTCGTTACACCGGGCAATCATCCGGGCGGCGCTGTCATCGTGGGCCTTGATGCGGTCAGCGGTCAGGACGTCGGGCCGCAGCAGATAGGCGGTCAGCCGTATTTCCGCTTCCCGGCTGGGGTTGCCGTAGCGCTGGAATAGATCAAGATAGCTCATGGGGTGCTCCCTTCTGCGCCTTCCTTGCGGCGCGGTATGTTTCGTAGACCTCGGCGGCGGGAAATTCTTTCATGCCGCAGTTCCATTTTGGGCGCGGGGTCTTTCGGAGATAGACGGTCTCGCCGCCGTCGTATTCCAAATACCATTTTTCAAGGGTCCCGTCGTGGTTGATCGTGTATCTTGTGGGGGCTGCGGTCGTGGTCATAGTGTTGTCCTTTCTGCCCTCGTTCCTCCGGGGCGGGCGGTGGTTAGTGGGTGGGGCACTGGAACAGGACGCAAAGGCCATTCCTGCGGGCGATCTGATTGATGCGTTCGGCGGTTGATCTGCCAAGAGAAAAGACGGCGATAAAATCCGCGTGGCAGTCATCCGGGGAGAATACCGGCTTGCACTCAACGCCCAGCATTCGAAGGAATGTTACGGTGTCGGCTACTACCATGATCTCGTGGCCTGCTTCTGCGCAGCATTCGCGGTAAAGGTCAACGCCGTATTTGTCACGGATGGCGTCGAGCTGGTCCACGTCGAAAAGTTCCGTAAAAGGTTCATATCTGTGCGGGGCGGCGAGGTGGGCGGCGATGAGCTCGCTTCTGCAAGCCCAATATCCGGCTGTTTTCATGGTTCATGCTCCTTTCTATTATCGCTCAAGGCCAACGGTGGCAAGGGTGCGGGTGATTACGTCAATTTCCATCTGGCCCCATCCGTCCCGGCGGAGGGTGTCGGCCAGGCATCCGGTGTCGATGTCCTGTAAGGGGGCATCTTTTACGGCGATCACGTCACCATTTCCGGCAACGTATTTTCTTGCGGCGGCTTCGCTCTCTGCCGGGACGGTGACCTTGAATGCGTCCCCGTCATCCATGTAGACGGTGTAAACGTGCAACTTCTTCATGTCGATTCTCCTTTCAGTGGGTGGCGCGCCCCGGTCAAGCCGGGAGCGCGTCGGAATTGGTGGAACGGGCGAAGGTGGTGCTGCCGTACTTGCTGCGGATCTCTGCCATGGTCTTTGTGCCCTTGTGCCACTTCATCCCCTCTTCGGCGAAATGCCAGGACCAGAGCTTTTTCGTGCTGCTCCACCGGCACCCAGCAGCCTTCAGGGCTTCCTTATGTTCGCGGGTGTTGCCGCCGATCCAGAGCCAGCGGCCGCATAACTCAATCTCGAGGCCGTCCAGCTTCAGCAGGGCCGCGATGATGGCGATAAAATCGCCTGCGCTCTCGGTGGTGGCGTGGGTCCGTCCGGTGGTGTCCTCGGCGGCCTGCTCATTCTGGGACCGCTTCAGGACCTCAAACCGGGCGGAATACTCGGCGTTGATGGCCTGCATGGTGGCGGTGTCTCCGCCCATGTCGGGGTGGTTCTGCATGGCGGCGGCTTTGTAAGCCTTCTTCAGTTCGTCCAGGTTCTTGCAGTTGATAAAGTAAGCAGTCATTTTGTAATCCTTTCCGGCCTGTCGGCCTTTGGCGTTGTCGTGTTTGCTGTTGTTGCCTGAATTATAAGGCGGACTGATATGAGCTGTCAAGGGGGTTTTTGCAAATTCGTGCAGGTTTGGCAAGTTCGCACAGTATCAGGCGGACTTTTTTGTGCATGTTGTCAGGCTGACTTATACGCGCCTATGCGATATAATAAGACGCAAAAAGGAGGTGCAACCATTGGAGCACAAGACATTGAGGACCAGCGACGCCCAGCGGAAAGCCTCCCTCAAATGGGAGCGCGAGAATAACGAGAAAGTCACTATCAAGCTGAGGATCGGAACCGACCCCAGCAAGGCCCAGATCAGAGCGGCAGCCGCCGCCGCAGGCCAGAGCGTCAACGCCTGGATCATTGAGGCAATACGGGATAAGCTGTAACGAGCGGCAGAGCGTCGAGGGTACACCACCCCCGGCGCTTTTCTCTTTGTGAGCGGGGGCGGCAGCAGCGGCAGCGGGGGCAGAGAGAGAGGGAGAAGGAGGGGGGATTATAGGGGGGAGAATAAGAGAGTGAGAGATGGGGGCGTATTCCCCCTACCCCAGAGAGATAAATATATATTTCTTACGGGGGTGTTATATATATACTCTACCGAGAGAGTAGCGAAAGAAGGAGATCCAGCGAATAAAAAACGCGAGAGAACGAGAAAAAACGGGAGCAAAACGGAGCATTTGTGAGGTATTCAGAGCTATTGCGAGATTGGCGCAATTACTCTTTCCCGGTGAGATTTAAGGGGCTATTAAATATTTCCGTTGGGGCTGCTGGCTTTCGGCTGCTGCTGTGTCGATTCTGTGTATTTCCTCTTCCTGTTCGGCAATTCCTGTTGTCGGCTCCGGCTGGGGGCTGATTCCATCAGGACGGGCCGAGGCTTCACCGGCTGGGGGTCAGGGGGCCAGAGGTAGAGACCGGAGAGCAGGGGGTTAGGGGGGTAGCGGAAAAACAGGGGGTGTCTCTCGCGCGGGGTATAGGGCTATATACCCACATCCCCTCCCCCCTTTCACAGACCTCTCTGCACTGGCATATCAGCTGCGGGAAGCTATGCCGGTACTCCCTCTGGGGGGGTGGCGGAAAAAGGGGGTGGGGGATTTTATGTAGAACATTACGAAAATAACTGAAACCCATTGTGTCCACTTGATGAAATATGCTTGAATGAAGTTGGCGGGATAGAACCCGCCTGCCTCCTATGTCAGACGCCAGTTTTCACCTTCAGTTCCTTTCCTGTTGCCCGGTGGGTCCGAACAGCCCACCGGAGCATGGTTTCGTAGCTCAGTCGGAAGAGCGAGCGGTTGTTAACCGCTGGGTCGCAGGTTCGATCCCTGCCGGGACCGCCAGAATTTTTGTGAGAGGGGGCCGGGGCATGGCTTATCAGAAGAAAAATCCCAGTGCGGAAGAGCGCAAGGCGCACATGGATAACATGAACAAGAAGGCCGCCGCGGCCCACAAGAAACAGACGATCGAGAGGATTAAGGCGTTCCTGAAGCAGTCCGAGGAATATTTTGACGTGCAGGACCGGCTGGAGCAGGCATACAGCGAGGCGGGCCTTGCCAATGCGATGCGATGGACGGTTCAGCGGCTTCAGGGGTATTACGACTACAACGATGGCCGGGAGGCCGAGGTGGTCGAAGCGCAGGTGGAAGCCTTTGAAGCGGGCAACGAGGAAATCGACGATCCCCGCTGTGTTATGAGCTACTACGTGCGGCTGGCCTACCAGCGGATTCAGGAGCAGATCGACACCAGCCCCATCTACCAGGAAAAGGGCATGGTGACACGAGGCATTTTCCTGAACAAGCAGAAGCGTCTGGGCGGCTATCAGGACAAGCAGGAGACCCGCCAGGACATCAGCGTGAACGTGACCTTCGGGGACGGCGTGGACGCAAGCGACTTCAAGTGAGGAGGCGGCAAGGTGAACGGCCTGATTTTGGTTTTATCCCTGATCTGCGGCGCGGCCAGCATAGTCGCCGCCGTATGTGCGGTGCTGATTCTGCGGCTGCTGCGGGAGATCAAAGCCCCCTCCCCCACGGAACCGGAAAATCCGGAGGCGGATGAGCCTACGGACCGGCAGAAAAGCGTGGAGCAGGGCATTGACAACCTGATGACCTACGATCTGAACACCATGAAAGCCAGCCTCAAGGGGCGGGAGGTGTGATATGGCGGTTACGGTACAGCAGATTTTCGACATCGCCATCCACCTGATGGATTCCCAGAACGAATCCACCGGTTCCACGGACACGGCGGACACCAAGGAGTACAACCTCCGGACGGTGAGTTTGCTGAATAACAATCTTGACGAGGCTTTTTTGTACAGCGACAACTATCGCGAGGCGGTAAAGACCGGCAGGCGGCCTATCTGCCCCAAGGTGACATCCATGGCAGATGAGGTGCCGTTGGATGACGCTATTTGCTATGGTCCATTGCCAAATCTGCTGGCAGGGCTTTTGCTGCTGGAAGAAGATCCATCAAGGGCGAACTTCTTCATGCAGAGATATGATGAATTGCTCAAAAAGTTCAGAGACAGCCTTCCGGCGGTGGAAAGCAATGTGGAAAACCTCTACGGAGGCATTGAACACGGGGAGTTTGGAGCATGGTGGTAGATGGGACGTGGGTCTACCGCTGCCCTATCTGCGGGAAAGCGCTTCAGCACATTGAACCGGGCAGCGTGATCTACAACACGCCGATTTACTGCCGAAGATGCAAGGTGAGCCACTACCCCACCATTTTTGAGGGACGGGAGCTGGATACAGATGTCCCCTTCCCCCTGAAAACCGAATAAAAACGAGAGCCCAACGAGGCCATGAGAACGGCGAAAGCCGTTTCTTGTGGTCTCGTTTTTTATTTTGTCATCAAAGCCAGACCAGGCTTTGAAAATACAAAGATCCGGCCAGACCAGGCCGGGGAAAGAGGCCAATATGGACGAAAACATGAACCAGATCCCCGAACAGGAGCCCGAGACCACGGACGCCTTTCTGGATGGCTGGGATGGCGAAGCAGAAGCAGCGGCAGACCAGCCGGAAGTGGACGCAGAGCCGATGGGCGGCGGCGAGGAAACGCCTGCCGAGGACCCCAGTGAGAGCGCAGAGACGCCGGATGAGGGCACCGAGCCCCCCGCAGATGCGGAGCAGGCAGCCCAGACGCAGCAGACCGAGGCGGAGACCGTGGACGCACGGCCCCAGACGTGGGAGCTGCGGCACATGGGCGAGGTGCGGCAGGCCAACGAAGCGGAAATGGTGGCACTGGCCCAGAAGGGCATGGACTATGACCGCATCCGCAGCCAGTATGACGAGTTTAAGCCTGTGATGGAGATGGTCAACCGCTTTGCAAACCAGCAGGGGTTGAACACCAAGGACTACATTTCCATGCTCCGGACGCAGGCAAAGCAGGCCGAGGGCCTGAGTGAAGCGGACGCGCGGCGCTCCGTGGAGCTTGAGGACCGGGAGGCCGTTGTGGCCGTCGCAGAAGCAGAGCGGCAGGCCCAGCAGGACGCCATGGCGCAGGCCCAGCGGGCCGAGGCCGAGGCGGCAAGCCGCCGACAGGCGGACATTCAGGAATTTCAACAGACATTCCCCGAGGCAGCAAAGGACCCCAACAGCATCCCGCCCCAAGTCTGGGCAGACGTGCGGAACGGCTCTTCTCTGGTAGCCGCCTACGCCCGGTACGCCGTGCAGCAGGCGCGGCAGGACGCGGCAGACGCCAAGCGGGAGACCGCCTCTGTACAGCAGAACCAGCGGAACGCAGAGCGCTCCACCGGCAGCATGAGAAGCGCCGGGGATGGGCTGAAGTCTAAGGACCCGTTCCTGGAGGGCTGGGGGGACTAAGCCTTTGCATCGCCGGGGAGACCGACGAAAGAGAGGTTTTGAACCATGGCTATCAATTACGCCGTTAAATACGCAACCAAGATCGCGGAGGCTTTCTCTAAGCCTTCTATCACCGACGACGATGCCGGTAAGGCATACACCTGGACCGGACCCAACAGCAAGACTATTGTCGTTGGCAGCGTGGACACCGTGCCGGAGACCGAGTACACCAACACCGGCGACAACCGATTCGGCACCACCTATGACCTGGGCGACACTCAGCAGGAGATGACCTGCGAGCAGAAGCCCGCCTTCTCCTTCACCATCGACGCGGTGGATCAGACGGATCAGGCCATCGAGAAGTCCGCTTCCCGCGCCCTGCGGCGTCAGCTGGAGCAGCGGACCACCCCCAACATGGACCGCCACCGCATCAAGAAGTGGGTGATGGGCGCTAATATCCAGCGTCAGGAGACGACCGCCCCCACCAAGAGCACCATCGGCGGCCTGATTATCGACCTGAACGCCGATATGACCAACGCCCTGGTGCCCATGGAGAACCGCACCCTGTACATCGCCACCAGCTATTACAAGCTGCTGAAGCAGGATCCCGCCTGGCTGGGCACCGAGAGCCTTGCCAAGGAGACCCTGACCCGCGGTGTGGTGGGCCAGTACGACGGCTGCCGGGTGAAGAACATCCCCGACCGCTATATGCCCGCCGGCGTGTACTTCTTCATCAAGTGGAAGGGCAGCACCGTGGATCCTGTGAAGCTGGCACAGTATGACATTCTGCCCAAGGTGAAGGGCTATTCCGGCCCTGTGGTGCAGGGCGTGACCTACTATGACAGCTTCGTGCTGGGGGCCAAGGGCGACGGCGTGGCTGTCTGCGGCAATGCCGCTATTCTGGCGGCACCCGTGATGTCTATCGCGTCTCACGCCGTCAGCATCACCGCCGTGTCCGGCGTGGTGTTCAAGTACACCACCGACGGCACCAACCCCCGGTACTCCAACACCGCCCAGATCTACACCGCCGCTGTGACCCTGACCGCCGGTCAGACCATGCGGGCTGTGGGAACCAAGGACGGCTGCGTGGGCATCGAGGGCACCAAGGATTACGAGTGATCTCATGGGAGGGGGCTTCGGCCCCTTCCCCCATATATGGACGGAGCGGGCGCATGAACCCGGCCCGTCCACCAGATATAAGGAGCGATTATGCCTCGATATAAACAGACAGCAGGCGGAACGGTGCAGGTAGATTTGGGGACGCTGAACCCCAAGCAGAAGCAGTTCTGCCAGTCCCGGAGCCGGTACACGGCTTACGGCGGAGCCAGGGGCGGCGGCAAGACGCACGTTCTGCTGCGGAAGGCGGCAGGCGGCGCGCTCACTTACCCCGGCATCAAGATCCTGATCGTGCGCCGGGAGTACCCGGAATTGGAGCAGAACATCATCCTGCCCATGCAAAAGCTGATCCCGCCGGAGGTGGGCAGCTACAACGGCAGTATGCGCATGATGTTCTTCTGCAACGGCAGCATCATCAAGTTCGGACACTACGGAGCGGGAGACGATCAAGAGTATCAGGGCCTTGAGTTTGACTGGATCTTCATGGAGGAGGCCACTCAGTTTTCGGAATCCCAATTCCGCACGCTGGGCGCGTGTTTGCGTGGCGCGACCAAGTTCCCCCGGCGGATGTACCTGACCTGCAACCCCGGAGGTATCGGCCACCTGTGGGTAAAGCGGCTGTTCGTGGATCGGGAATACCGGGAGGGGGAAAAGGCCAAGGATTACACCTTTATCCCCGCCACGGTGGATGATAACCCCCAGCTTTTGGAGGCATCCCCGGAGTACAAGCAAATGCTGGATCTGCTCCCGGAGGATGTACGTCGGGCGTGGCGTTACGGTGACTGGAACGCCATGGCAGGCACGTTTTTCCCGGAGTTCCGCAAAGAAACCCATGTAATCGCGCCTTTTGTACGGGTGCCTCGTGAGTGGAAGAAATACCGGGCGTTCGACTACGGCCTTGATATGTTCGCCTGCCTTTGGGTGGCGGTGGACTTTGAGGGGCGGGCTTATGTGTACCGGGAGGTACAGCAAAGCGGCTTGATCGTCAGCGAGGCGGCAAAGCTGGCAAATGCCCTGACCCCGCCGGAGGAGCACATTGAGTTCACCATTGCCCCGCCGGATATGTGGAACCGGCAGAAGGACAGCGGGCGGAGCATGGCGGAGATCTTCGCGCAGTACGGGTTAGGGCTGCTGAAGGCCAGCAACAACCGTGTGCAGGGCTGGATGGCCGTCAAGGAGTTGCTGAAGCCCATGAAGAGCGACACGGACCGGCCCGGACTGCTGGTGACGGAAAACTGCGTGGGCCTGATCCGTAACCTGCCCTCCATCCAGCATGACGAGAAAAACCCCTCGGACTGCGCCACGGAGCCCCATGAGATCACCCATATCTGCGACGCTGCCCGGTATTTCTGTGTCACCCGCGTGTTGGGTGCCCAGAAAACCGTGGAGAAGATCGTGGACGATTTCGACGAGGGCGAGGACTACGATGACGTGATGACGGGCGGGGAAATGACCGCCGGTTATCTATCCTACGGATAAAGGAGGCCCGGGCGATGGCTCAAATCACATCCAGCAACGATATTCAGGTGTTGAAGATCCGCCAGTTTCTGGGCCTGAACGAGAACCCGGACGGGGATACCAAGATCAAGAACGGCGAAATGAGCAAGATGCGGAACTTCCGTGTGACGCGGGAGAAGCACTTGCAGCTTCGCCCCGGCACTAAGACGGTTTTGAACCTGAAAACGGCATGGGACGCATGGTGCGCGGAGAACGGCCACACGGCCCCCACAGCGAATCCGGTTTTCTCCGGCGCGTGGGAGGGCGTGGTAGACAGCAAACAGCGGACCCTTGCCGCCTTCGGCGGGCTGATCTTCTCTCTGGACCCGGCGGCGGCAACAACTAAGGTTGTGGGCCAGTGCACGCAGGACCAGACCTCGTTTTTCGGCTTTTCCAACAAGGTTTACCTGCTGAACGGCCATGAATACATGAGCTGGGACGGCAAGGACAACAGCAGCTTTGCAGCGGTGGAGGGTTATATTCCCACGGTGATGAACGCCACCACGCCTGCGGGCGGCGGGTTTCTGCTGGAAAACGTAAACCGGCTGACAGGCAAGCGAAAGGTGCTGTATTCCCCGGACGGCAAGGAGACGGTTTTCCACATCCCGGAAAAGACGGTGGATGAGATCATTTCCGTGAAGATCGGGGACACCGCGCAGACCTACACCTCTGACCTGACGGCACGGACCTTTACCATTACCCCTGCCCCCGCTGCCGGAACCAACACACTGGAGCTGATCTACCGCAGCGGCAACGGAGAGCGGGCGCAGGTAACGGGGATGCGCTTCTCCGAGCTTTACAACGGCCAGACGGACAGCCGCGTGTTCCTCTACGGAGACGGCACCAACAAGACCATTTACTCCGGCATTGATTCCGCCAGCGGAAAGCCTTCGGCGGAATACTTCCCGGATCTGTACGAGGCGGAGGTTGGCGAGGCCAACACGCCTATCACCGGCATGGTGCGCCATTACGCACGGCTGGTGGTATTCAAGCAGGACGCCACCTACTCTATGAGCTATTCCACGCTGGTAACGGCTACGGACGTCACCACGGCGGCGTTCTATGTGACCCCTGTCAACCGGCAGTTCGGCAATAAGGCACCGGGGCAGGTGGACATTCTGGAGAATAACCCCCTGACGCTGGACGATCAGGCGGTGTACCGGTGGCGGAGCGTATCCACCAGCGGAAATATCACCTTTGACGAGCGGAACGCGGAACGGATCAGCAACCGGGTAGATGTGACGCTGCAAGGTTTTGATATGGCAGAGACCCGGACCTTCAACCGGAAATCGGCGCAGGAATACTGGTGGATGTACGGAGACAAGGCGCTGATCCTGAACTACGGCGCGGACGCATGGTATCTCTACACCGGATTGAGCTTCCGGGCCATGGTGGAGGTGGGGCTTGAGACCTACGGTTTCCGGCCTGACGGCGGCGTGGTGCATCTTTCCCGGCAGTACCGGAACGATGACGGAAAGGACATTGACGCCTACGCTGCCACCGGCTCTATGGACTTTGACCGGGACTGGGTGCTGAAATACAGCCCGCTTATTTTCGTGGCGATTCAGCCGGAGAGTAACGCGCGGGTTCATGTGACGGTGGAAACCAACCGCCGCAGCGACTACCCGGAGAAAATCGTGTCCTCCGGTCTGGCCACCTTTGTCCATGCGGACTTCGCCCACTGGTCTTTCGGCACCAATCGGAAGCCGCAGGTGCGGCGGGTGAAGATGAAGGTGAAGAAGGCCACCTTCTACAAGCTGGTATTCAAGAGCAAATCGGCATCGTCTACCGCAACGGTTCTGGAGACGGACGTGCAGCTCCGCTATACCGGAAATGTGAAATAAAGGGGTGAACCCATGAGCAAACAGACGATGACCCCGGAGCGGGTCGGTAAGGAATATAACGCGGGTATCAGCTTCAACAGCGGTATTGACCTCTATGACTGCGTGGAGACCAACGAAAATTTCTTCATAGGTAAGCAGTGGGAGGGGGTCCAGAGCAACGGCCTCCCTACCCCCGTATTTAACTTCCTGAAGCGGGTGGTGCTGTTCTCCGTGGCGAATATCTCCACGGACAATCTGAAGCTATGGGCGCGGGCCATGTCCTCCAGCGGGGAGCGGAACACGCAGACCCTGGAGATGGTGGCCGACATTCTCAACGATCAGTTCGCGTCCATCTTCGAGCACAACAGCATCGGCGGGCGCATCCGGGAGTTTACCCGCAATGCCGCCGTGGACGGTGACGGCTGTATGTATACCTACTGGGATGATACGGCGGAGACCGGACAGTCCAGCAAGGGGGCCATCCGCACGGAGGTTCTGATGAACACGCAGGTTTTGTTCGGCAACCCTAACAACCGGGATGTGCAGAGCCAGCCTTACATCATTCTGGAGCGGCGGATGCTGCTGAGTGAGGCCCGGAAGCGGGCCAAGCGGTACGGCAAGGACCCGGACGAGATCCAGCCGGACAACAAAGACTGCGGAAACAACTACATGGATTCCATGAGCGGCAGCGGGAACAAGGTGACGGTGCTGCTCCGGCTGTGGAAGGATGACGAGACCGGCACCGTCCACGCCTATGAGTGCACCCGGCAGGCGGAAATCCGGGGCGATCTGGACCTCGGCATCAAGCTGTATCCCCTGACGTGGATGAACTGGGACTATGTGCAGGACTGCTATCACGGACAGGCCATGATTACCGGCCTGCTGCCCAACCAGATCTTTGTCAATAAGCTGTTTGCCATGTCCATGATCTCCCTCATGACGCTGGCCTATCCGAAGGTGGTATACGATTCCACCAAGGTAGCCAAGTGGACAAATAAGATCGGCGGGGCCATTCCGGTAAACGGCAGCGTGGAGGGCGTGGCGAAGATCATTGACCCCGCCAGCATCTCCCCCCAGATCAGCCAGTTCATCGACATTGCCATCAGCTACACGCAGAAGTTCCTCGGCGCATCGGACGTGGCGCTGGGCGATACCCGACCGGACAACACCTCCGCCATTATCGCCTTGCAGCGGGCGGCGGCAACGCCCATGGAGCTGACGAAGCAGAACCTTTTGCAGAGCATTGAGGATCTGGGCCGTATCTACATGGAGTTCATGGGCGAATACTACGGAGAGCGGTATGTGGAGATCTCCAACCCCTATGACAACAGCAAATTGGTGGTTCCCTTTGACTTCTCCATCCTGAAAGAGATCCCCTTCACCATCGGACTGGACGCGGGCGCGGCTTCCTATTGGAGTGAGATCGCCGCTATGCAGACTTTGGACAATCTGCTGATGCAGGGCAAGATCTCCACGGTGGAGTATCTGAAACGGCTGCCCGCCGGACAGATTACCGACAAGGAGGCGCTGATCCAAGCCCTCCAGCAGCAGGAACGTGCCATGATGGGCGGTCAGCCGGGAGCAGAGGGCGAACAGCCGATCACTCAGGAAGAAGCCGTCCCCATTCGGGGCGGAGCCGGATACGGACAGTTGCAGCGGAAGATCAACGAGACCGGCGAAGTGCCGAAAACGGAGGTAGGTGCTTAAATGGAAAAACGATTGACAGCGGATCTGAACGTGGTAGCCAACTCCGATCTGGAAATTCAACTGCTGGACGGCGATCTGAACATCATTCAGAAGTTGGACGATGAGCCGAACGACGTGGGCGGTCTGACCAGTGCGGAGCTGAAAGCCAAATTTGACGAATCCGGCAACATTATCAAGAAGTACATCAACGAGACCCTGATCCCGGCGGTTCTGACGAATAACGCCACGGAGGAAAGCCGCAAGCAGGCGGAGGCGGCGCGTGTCGCAGCAGAGCAGACGCGGCAAAGCAATGAGGAGACGCGGCAGGCGAACGAGGCGGCGCGCATCAGCGCGGAGAACGCGCGCAACGTGTGGGAGAACTACGACGCTTCCAAAGCCTATGTCGTCGGCAATAAGACCGCTTACGGCGGCAGCAGCTATCTTTGCATCAAGCCATGCACCGGTATCGCTCCGCCGAGTGCGGAATACTGGCTGCTCATCGCCAAGAAGGGCGACAAGGGCGAGCCCGGTGGAGGCGGCGGTCAGCATACGGTAGAGATCGACCTTTCGGACAAAGTTACTTTGAGCTCGGAGAATCTGTTCGCAAGCAGTGCCAGTATCGGCAACGAAAAAAGCATAGGCGAGAAAATCAAGCAGGCGGTCCTTGCGGGCCGCGCGAATGTGACGGTTACGCTTAAAATCGGGGAGCAAAACCCGGAGATTGTGACGCTCCCGATGTTTGGCACGAAAGGCACTCTTAAAGACGGGACGCCCACATACTCCCTGACCGGAACGTATGTCTGGGCTGGTTTGCTCCCAATGGACATTATGATCGGCGCGGCCCTCTACGAAAACGATTGCACAGTTGTAAAGCGCATCGAATCTGTGAGCAGCAAACCCCTTTACGATCCGGTAAATAAGCCAGACGAGACGCCGGATGGGGCGTTTCTGCGGTGGAACAGTGAACAGAAAAAGTGGGTGGCGGAAAAATCACCTGTTGTTATCGACCTGTACTCCGAGGGCGTAGATGTAGACCTAACGCAACCTGGGACATCCCTCTTATTCGATGTGCCCGCAGCGATCGTGGCTCAGTTTGTGGCTGCCGCCAAAAACGGTGGGGCACTGCTCAAATTCGGGGTCCAGTATATACAGCGCTTTCCTGGACAGGCATATTTTGTTGGTGCCGCAGTCGAAAGCATGGAGGCGTACCAGCTCAGCGGAAAGATGTTTTTCGTTTCGTCGGGCGTCAATATCTTTTTTTCTGTGGAACTGAGCAATAGCAATTCCCGTATAAAATCTGTCTGTACATTCGACCAATCTGCGCTGCCGGACCCGGAAACAGCTGATGATGGGGCGTTTTTGAGGGTTGAAAGCGGAAAGTGGGTCGCATCCAATGTTCCCTCTGCGGAAGGAGGTACGTTCTAAGTGGCTGAATATCTGGTACAGGGCGCAAGCCTGACGGCGATCGCGGACGCTATCCGCGCAAAAAACGGCGGCACGGACAAGCTGACGCTCGCGCAGATGCCGGAAACCATCGCAAATATCCAGACCGG